TTAAAAAACTATACAATGCTTCAGACGTTACAAAAAGAAACAGAAATGGCCAGACAAAGTCTGGTTTATACTCTTTGTTTATCCCAATGGAATGGAACTACGAAGGATTTATTGATGAGTTCGGAATTCCAGTTTTCACTACTCCTGATGTCGATAGGTTCGACCCAAGCGGTGAACTGATAGATGTAGGTGTAATAGATAACTGGCAAAACGAAGTAGACGGTTTAAAAGATGACTCAGATGGTTTGAATGAATTTTACCGTCAGTTTCCAAGAACCACAGAGCATGCGTTTAGAGATGAGACTAAAGGGAGTATATTTAACTTAGTAAAGTTGTACCAGCAAATAGATTACAACGAGGAGATGTCAAGTACTCTAGGTATTACACAAGGTAATTTCCAGTGGGTTAATGGAGTTAAAGACTCTCAAGTTATATTTTATCCAGACAGAAAAGGTAGGTTTAAATTAAGCTGGGTTCCACCTTCTAGCATACAAAACAATGTTGTGCTTAAAAATGGTATTAGGTACCCAGGAAATGAACACATGGGTTCTTTTGGTTGTGATTCATACGATATATCAGGAACAGTAGATGGAGTAGGGTCAAAGGGAGCTTTACACGGTTTAACTAAATTTAGTATGGAAGACGCTCCGGCTAACAACTTTTTCCTAGAATACTTATCAAGACCTCCAACAGCTGAGATGTTCTTTGAAGACGTTCTAATGGCTTTAGTATTTTACGGGATGCCAATATTAGCAGAGAACAATAAACCACGGCTTTTGTATTATTTAAGAAGAAGAGGGTACAGAGGGTTTAGTATGAATAGACCTGATAAGTTATGGAACAAGCTGTCTGTAGCGGAAAAAGAAGTTGGTGGTATACCGAATTCAAGTGAGGACATAAAACAAGCTCACGCAGCTGCTATTGAGATGTACATTCAAGATCACGTAGGTATTAAACAAGATGGAACGCACGGTGATTGTTATTTCAATGAACTATTAAATGACTGGTGTAAGTTTGACATAAACAAAAGAACAAAGCATGATGCGTCCATAAGTTCTGGTTTAGCTATTATGGCAAATAATAGGCATTTATACAGGCCAAATGCAAAGGTAGAAAAACCAAAATTAAACATAAGTGTAGCCAGATACTCTAACAAAGGCATCGCTTCTAAGATAATAAAAGATTAATATGAGGAATTTTCCAAATCAAATAGTTAGCGATGTAGAAAAAATAAGCTATGAGTATGGGCTCAAGGTAGCACAGGCTATTGAAGGTGAGTGGTTTGATGAAAACAATCAAACTACGAGGTATGCTAGTAGCAGTAATAGTTTTCGTAATTTAAGGTTGTACGCTAGAGGCGAGCAGTCAGTTCAAAAGTATAAGGATGAGTTATCGATCAACGGTGATTTGTCCTATCTTAATTTAGATTGGAAGCCTGTACCAATAATATCTAAGTTTGTAGACATAGTTACTAACGGTATGGCTAATAGAACTTACGACATAAAAGCTTATTCTCAAGATCCTTTTGGAGTTAGCAAAAGAACTGAGTACATGAATTCTATCATGGAGGACATGAGAAGTAAAGAGGTTAAGGATTTCGTGAAAGACAAGTTTAATTTAGATCTTTATATTAACGAACCCAGTTTACTTCCAGATTCTCAAGAAGAACTAGACTTACACATGCAGCTTAATTACAAGCAAGCTGTAGAAATAGCTGAAGAACAAGCTATAAATACTTTGCTGGAAGGTAATGATTATGAGTTAACTAAAAAAAGATTTTACTACGACTTAACGGTGTTAGGCATGGGTGCTGTTAAAACTTGCTTCAACACATCTGAAGGTGTAACGGTAGACTACGTTGACCCAGCAAACCTAGTTTACTCTCACTCTGACTCGCCTTATTTTGATGACATATACTATGTTGGAGAAGTTAAGCAGATCCCTGTAAACGAACTCATAAAACAGTTTCCACACTTAACAACTGCGGATTTAGAGGAGATCACTAAGAACAACGTGGTAAGAGACAGGTATAACATGTCAAAACGTACAAACAACGATTCTGATAAAAATAATATTAGCGTGTTGTACTTTAATTACAAAACCTACATGAGCGAGGTTTATAAGTTAAAGGAGAGCGCTAGCGGAGGAGACAAAGCTATACCAAAAGACGATTCGTTTGAAGCTGTTGATACAGAAAACTTCACTAAAGAATCTAGGAAAATGGAGGTACTTTACGATGGCGCTTTAGTTTTAGGTACTAAAAAGCTTTTAAAGTGGGAGATGGCTAAGAACATGATGCGTCCTAAGAGTGATTTTACTAAGGTTAAGATGAACTACTCTATGTGCGCTCCTAGAATGTATGAGGGTAGAATTGATTCGTTAGTTAAAAGAATTACTGGCTTTGCAGATATGATCCAGCTTACGCACTTGAAAATACAACAAGTTATGTCTAGGATGACACCGGACGGTGTTTATTTAGATGCTGACGGCTTAGCTGAAATAGATTTAGGTAATGGAACAAACTACAATCCACAAGAAGCTTTAAACATGTTTTTTCAGACAGGATCTGTTATTGGTAGATCTTTCACTCAGGATGGCGATATGAATCCAGGTAAAATACCTATTCAAGAAATAACAAGTGGAGCGGGCGGACAAAAGCTTCAATCACTTATAGGGAACTACAACTATTACCTGCAAATGATAAGGGATGTTACGGGTCTTAACGAAGCTAGAGACGCTGCTAATCCAGATCCAAAGGCTTTGGTTGGGGTTCAAAAGCTAGCTGCAGCAAACTCTAATACAGCCACGAGGCACATATTACAAGGTGGTTTATTTATAACCAAAAACGTTACTGAGTGTTTATCGCTTAGAATATCTGATATCATAGAATACTCGCCAACAAGAGAAGCTTTTATACAAGCTATAGGAGCTCACAACGTAGCAACGTTGACTGAAATGAGTGAACTGCATTTATATGATTTTGGTATATTTATAGAGCTATCTCCAGACGAAGAAGAAAAAGCAATTTTAGAAAACAACATTCAAGTAGCTCTAGGACAACAGAACATCGAGTTGGAGGATGCGATTGACCTTAGGGAAATACGAAACATAAAACTAGCTAATCAGCTTCTTAAAATCAGAAGAAAAAAGAAGGTTCAAAAAGATCAAAAGCTACAACAAGAAAACATGCAGGCTCAAGCCGAGGCCAACATACAACAACAAGAGTCTTCTGCTAAACTAGAAATAGAGAAAAACAAAGCAGTAGCGCAAACAGCTATATCTATAGAACAAGCAAAGTCTGGTTTTGAAATGGAAAAGTTAATACAAGAAGCTGAGATTAAAAAACAGTTAATGCAACTTGAGTTTGACTATAACATGCAATTAAAAATGGGCGAGGGTCAAGGTAAAGATAAGGCTGAAAAAGAAAAAGAAGACAGAAAAGATAACAGAACAAAAATCCAAGCATCCCAACAAAGTGAGATGATTGACCAAAGAAACAACAATAAACCACCTAAAGATTTTGAATCTTCTGGTAACGACACTTTAGGAGGTCTTGGGGATATGTCAAGCTTTGGACCTAGATAAATTTATTAACTATTATTATATTATATTATGGCAAAGAAAAAAGAAGAGCCAATCGCAAATGACGATACTGGCAAAATTAAAGTAAAAGAAAAAACAACAAAACAACCAGACAACAATAAAACAGAAGGAGATGTTACTAAGGTTGAGGCTAAAATGAAAAAACCAGCTCAAATCACTGAGGAAACAATTACCAAGGTTAACATGAAGCAACCTGATGAGGAAGTTGTAAGCGAGCCTGAAGCCGTAGAAGAAGTGTTAACTGTTAAAGAAAAAGTTGTGGAGCAAGAGGAAGTACCTGTTTTAGAAGAGGTTACTACAGAACAGGAAACAGAGGAGGTAATTGAAGCTCCTGTTGAGGTTGAGAAAAACATCGAACAAAAGACCGTAGGTCAAGAACCTTTGTCTGATGACCTATTAAAGTTAGTAAACTTTATGAAAGAAACAGGTGGTGACCTAACAGATTATGTAACTCTTAATCAGGATTACTCAGAACTAGACAATCACACCTTACTAAAAGAATATTATAAGTCTACAAAACCTCATCTAACCAGTGACGAAGTTGACTTCGTAATGGAAGATACCTTTGCTTACGACGAAGACGAAGATGATGATAGAGATATAAAAAGAAAAAAACTAGCCATGAAGGAGCAAGTTGCTCAAGCAAGGCAACACCTGGACGGTGTAAAGTCCAAGTACTATGAAGAAATCAAAGCTGGATCGAAACTCACGACAGATCAACAAGAGGCAATTGATTTTTTTAATAGATACAACCTGGAATCAGAAGAAAAGTACGAGCTAAGTAAAAAGCAAGCATCTATTTTTGAAAACAAAACTAATCAAGTTTTTAACGATAAATTCAAAGGTTTTGAATATAACGTCGGAGAAAAGAAATTTAGGTTTAATGTCAAGGATACAGCTAAGTTAAAAGAAACTCAAGGAGATATTAACAACTTCATCAAAAAGTTTTTGACCGAAGATAATACAATAGACGACGCGAGTGGATACCACAAAGGACTTTTTACAGCAATGAACCCTGATCAAATTGCAAATCATTTCTACGAGCAAGGTAAGGCTGACGCTTTAAAAAACAGCATTGCTAAGTCCAAGAATGTTAGCATGGATCCTAGGCAAGTGCACGAAGGTGCTATTACCAACAACGGGTTTACCGTGCGTACTCTAAGTAACGATTCGGAAGATTTCCAATTTAAAATTAAAAACAAAAATAAATAAAAATTTAAAAAAACAAAATTATGGCAATATCAAATCCCGGTGGTTTGTTAAACAGTGTACCTGCTCCTTTTAAGCAGACATTAGCAACAAACTACTTAGACCTTAACGGCGCAGCCGGATGGGGACAACAATACGTACCAGATCTTATGGAAAAAGAAGCTGAAGTTTTCGGACCGAGAACTATTTCAGGATTTCTTTCACAAGTAGGAGCTGAAGAAGCGATGACTGCTGACCAAGTTATTTGGTCTGAGCAAGGTCGTTTACATTTATCTTACAAAGCGACTGTCGCTGCTGGTAGTGGAGTAGCTATTGGAGCTGGTGGTGCTGCATCTTCAAGAATCACGCTTAATACTGATATCGATGGTAGAGCATTAAATGCTAAAGGTCACTCTATAAGAGTTAATGATACAGTAATTGTATCTGATTCTGCTAATGGTGTGGTTAAGTGTTTAGTTGGTGCTGTTGCGGCAACAACTATAGATGTATCTCCTTACGCTAACGGTGCCGCTGCGCTATTAGTTGGACCTACTGCAGGATCAACAGTGTTAGTTTATGGTTCTGAATTTGGAAAAGCTGATAGCTACAGAAGCAATACTGGTACTGAGGTTAGTACTAAAGGAGCTAATGAGCCAGATTTCCATACATTCTCAAATAAACCAATCATCATGAAAGATTACTACGAAGTATCTGGATCTGATGTTTCTAAAATTGGATGGGTTGAGATTACTTCTGAGGAAGGTGCTGCTGGATACATGTGGTACTTAAAAGCTGAGTCTGATACAAGAGCTCGTTTTAATGACTATATTGAAATGGCAATGTTAGAGGCTGAGAAAAATGATTCAACTTCTGATTTAGATGGATCTGCTTGGTTAAATGGAACTGCTGCTGGAGACGGTGTTGGTACTGAAGGTTTGTTCGCTGCTATTGAGTCAAGAGGTAATATTACTTCTGGTATCACTGGCGTGAATGCTGCAACTGATTTAGCTGAATTTGACGCTATCTTAGCAGAATTTGATTCTCAAGGTGCTATTGAAGAAAACATGATGTTTGTAAACAGAGCTACTTCGTTAGCGATGGATGACATGTTAGCTTCTATGAATTCTTACGGAGCTGGTGGTACTTCTTACGGAGTATTTGACAATTCTGAAGATATGGCATTGAACTTAGGTTTCTCTGGTTTCAGAAGAGGTTCTTACGACTTCTACAAGTCTGATATGAGATACTTAAATGACAAAGCTACAAGAGGTGGTATTAATGCTACTGCTGGAGCTAACGCTATCAGAGGTATCATGGTACCTGCTGGAACATCAACTGTTTATGACCAAATGTTAGGGAAAAACTTAAAACGTCCATTTTTACACGTTCGTTACAGAGCTTCTCAAACTGATGATAGAAAAATGAAATCATGGGTTACTGGTTCGGTTGGTGCTGCTACGTCTGCTTTAGATGCAATGCAGTTACATATGTTAACTGAAAGATGTTTAATTACACAAGGTGCTAACAATTTCATGTTATTGAAATAAGCACAATTTATTAAAGAACCGGGGCTTCGGCCTCGGTCCTTTTATTTTATTAATTTATATTATATTATATTATGGCTAAAAAAGCTAACACAAAGAAAGTTGAGGTAGAACCTCAAATCGAAACAATGGAAGAAGTAGTTACAGAATTTATTGAAGAAACTGTAGTTGCAGAACCAAAAACAAGAGAAAGATTAAAACCAGCTAATGAGTGGGAAATAAAAGACAGGGTTTATTACTTGAAAAAAGGGCAAACACCGTTATCAAGATCTATTAAAGCTGCTGGTATATATTATTTTGACAAAGACTTAGGCTATGAAAGAGAGTTGAAATATTGCCAAAATCAAAAAACATCATTTGTTGATGAAATGAAAGGAGATCAAAGATTAGAACATATTATTTTTAGATCTGGCAGTTTATTCGTGGCAAAAGAACAAACAGTCTTACAAAAATTATTATCATTATACCACCCGGATAGAGATACTGTTTACGAGGAGTACAAACCAGCTGCAATCGCTGCTGATGAAATTGACGTATTAAATATTCAAGTTGACGCTTTGATAGCGGCTAGAAATATAGATATAGATATGGCTGAAGCTATCATGCGTGTAGAGAAAGGATCTGAGGTGTCTCAGTTGAGTTCTAAGGAACTTAAAAGAGATTTATTAGTATTTGCTCGAAACAATCCTAAGCTCTTCTTAGAACTAGCGGATGACGAGAATGTAATGCTGAGAAACTTTGGTATCAAAGCTGTTGAAAATGGAATACTAAGATTATCTATTGATCAGAGAAACTTTTTGTGGGGTAGTAACGGAAGAAAGTTAATGGTTATACCGTTTGATGAGCATCCTTACACTGCTCTAGCACACTGGTTTAAAACTGACGAGGGTATGGAGATTTACACTAACATTGAAAAAAGATTAAACGAATAATCTAACTGTAGATGCGGTCGCTCTACGGGGCGATCGTACACTACTAAATTCAATTATATGAAAGAAAAATCAAAAGGTTTAGGCGACACTATAGAGAAAATAACAAAGGCAACTGGGATTAAGAAAGTTGTAGACACGGTTAGCAAGGCTGTTAAAAAAGACTGTGGATGCGGGGCAAGAAAAGACACGTTAAATAGATTGTTTCCGTATAACAAATAAATAATAAAAATGGTAAATATAGACACGGTATATCAAAAAGTTTTAGTCTTTGCTAACAAAGAGCAGAGAGGGTACATAACACCACAGGAGTATAACTTATTTGCCAATCAAGCTCAGACTGAAATATTAAATCAGTATTTTTACGATATAAATCAGTTTGGCAGGGTTTCGGGTAATGACACGGAGTACTCGGACATGCTTAGCATTATACAAGAGAAGTTGAGTGAGTTAGAAGTGAGAGTTTTAAGTCGATTCGTTCCAGGTCACGGTAGGTATGACTATAGAACACTGATACCTGATCTTTACAAGGTAGGTACTGTTGTCAATAGTGACAATAACCAAGAGATAGAGCAAGTAAATAACAATGAGTTTCATAGTATGCAAGGGAGTCCACTAACTAAGCCTTCATTAGAAAGAGGTGTTTACGTTAATAGAATAGACGGGCTTAACATATACCCACGCCCAACAAGAATAGACATATCATATACTAGAATACCACCCTTGCCATCATGGGGATACGTTGTTATAGACGGTAAAGCATTATTTAATGACAATCCATTAAGAACAACACACTTTGCCCTACATGCATCAGAAGAAACTGAACTGGTTTATAAGATATTAAAATATGCTGGAGTAGCTATGAAGAGAGATGATATCTCACAAGCTGGTGCAGGTTTAGAAAAAACACAAGTTGAACAAGAAAAAATATAATAAATGGGATTATTAGACGGCACTACACAGCAAGAGTATTATAATAGCAGCGATTATGGTGGATACCAATTTACGTCTTTAAAAGATATAATAAACCAATTTATGACCGTTTACGTTGGTGAGGATAAGATTATAGCGAAAGTAAAAAGAGTTGACGTGGCTTTTCATGCTCAAAGAGCTATGCAAGAATTATCTTTTGACGTATTTAAGTCTTGTAAGGCTCAAGAAGTAGTAGTAACACCGTCGCTTCAAATGATACTCCCACAAGACTACGTTAATTATACAAAAGTTAGTTGGGTGGATTCCGTTGGCATAAAACATTTGTTATACCCAACGAGTAAAACTTCAAATCCCTCGCCCTCGCTACCCGTAGATTCAGATGGAGAATTTACTTGGGAAATAATAACTGTTGGCTCTCAAGTTAACGGTTCGACATTATTGTCAATGGATGCTGTTTACAGCAATATTAAAGTTGGTATGTTGATAAGTGGTATGGTTGGTATTGATTCTGCCGCGACTGTTTCAGCGATTGACTATGATGCCGTAACGGGTTTTACTGAAATAACTATGAGTATTGCCGCTACGCATACTTTTTCGGGTGGACAAGCTTACACCTTTACAAATGATGATGACTCTGCTATAGTTCCACTTGTCGAAGAGTTTTCAACCGGCCCTCATTGGAGAACACATATAGGTGATAATCATATTGATGATTTTCCTGGCCCAGCTTTAAACGTAGATAAAATTAAAATTGGTATGCTAGCTAATATAGCTGGTTTCCCACCTGGAACCACTGTCATTGGGGTTAATCCAGCGCCAACAACAAACAATGGATATATTGGTAATGATGTTTCAATAGTGTGGCTGTCTAGTAGTTTCACGGGTTCAGTGGCAACTAGTTCAAACACACTTACTCTTTCCACGCCTTCAGAAGAAAGTACTCTTTCCACAACTTGGAAAAAGTTCAGATCAGGAACACCACCTGAGAACAAAAACAATAATCAAGACGAAGCTTACTGGCCAATGGATGGTAGTAGATATGGGTTGGACCCTCAGCACGCCCAGGTTAACGGATCTTTTTATATAGACTGTGTTTCTGGAAAAATCCATTTTAGCTCTAATATTATCGGTAAAACTGTGATCTTAGATTACATAAGCGATAGTCTTGGTACTGACGGTGAGATGCAAGTTCATAAGTTTGCTGAAGAAGCAATGTACAAGTGGATATCACACGCCGTTTTATCAGGCAGGGCTAACGTGCCAGAGTATCAAGTTAATAGGTTTAAAAAAGAAAGGTTTGCAGCAATAAGAAATGCTAAGTTAAGGCTTTCTAACATTAAACTAGAGGAAATTACTCAAATCTTAAGAGGTAAATCGAAACAAATAAAACACTAGTCCATGCCAGAAATTAAGCATAAATTTACCGGTGGTAAAATGAATAAAGACCTCGATGAGAGGCTTATTCCGAACGGCGATTATAGGAATGCGATGAACATACAGGTTTCAACTTCAGAAGGATCTGATGTTGGAACTATACAAAATGTGCTTGGGAATGAACATCCTGACATTGGCCAGGATTATATACCATCCGGGTCCGTGTGTATAGGCTCTATAGCGGACGAAAAAAATGATTGTTTTTACTGGTTCACTACAGAGGGTTCTTTTAAAACAGCCTTTGAAGCAACTGGATCTGATTCGGCGATTGGATTAAGCACGACTGTTATGGGAGGTGTTAACCAGCAAGGCCAAGGAAATCCTTGGAGCGCTAGTTACTGGTCACCCCCACTAGATGGTCTTAATGGCGAATCTAGTTTGTTTTTTGATTCTGAAGAGTACACTGTCAAAAGAACAAACACAATACATAGGCTTACAGAGCTACATAATCCTGATGAAGAATACGACTACAAGATAGAAACTGTTTTTTTAGACGATGCTGGTTTAATAGTAAATATATGGAGGCCGGGTGGTGATTCTCAATCTGAAACTGCCGAGAGTTTACTTGCTTCTGGTACGGACTCAGTGGGTAATACAGCTACTTGCACCCCAAGCGCCGCTTGTAATGCTTTTAGTAATACTGTTTTAGGTGGTTACGCGATGTATGGTTTTAGAAACAATGGAATGGGATACGGTAGTTGGAGTGGACCTAATCCCGGTGTAAACACTAAGTTTCAACTAAATATCTATGATGCTGCTGACGTTAAAGTTGGCGACAGTGTTCAGGGTATAGGGTTTAACCCTTGGTCGGAATACCTTGGCTATGAGCCATATCAAAATTTCTTTAAGGAAGACACCTACGTGACAAGTAAAACCCTAATAACTAACTGGGTGAACCACAGTGGAGAAGCCAAAGAGCATCATGTTATAACCTGTAACAGGCCTGTTGGAGTTGCTTGGTACAATGCTGTAACTGGACAAGTTATTGACGATATTGCTTTTTCACCTAGCGACGGTTTGCCAGCAAGTAGCCTGGTAACACACTTACATTTTGACCATAGTGTTTTAAAGTTCTCTGACGAAAACCTTATAACAGGTATAAACATAGTTGATGACATGTTATTTTGGACAGACAATTCTTCAGAGCCAAAAAAAATAAACATACCAAGATCAATAGAAGGAACGATTCCATCAGCACATAATCACACTAGACTTATAAACAAAGCAGAAGACATCACTTTTTCTTCGGGTATCGACATTAGAGAAGAGCACGTTACTGTTATAAAAAAGGCGCCAACGTCTCCACCTACAATAACGGTTAAAAGCGGTAGAGAGCCTGACCTCAACTACAGTGGTATTTTTTACACCCAAGAGCCAGGATCTGCACTTGATAGTTCGTTTCTTAATAACAATGGAACTCAATCCACAAGAGATAACTTTTCAGGACTAGGTGTTGGAGATACTTTCAGGATTAAGTTAGAAGAAAGAGTAGATGGTTTGTATCCTTTCAACAACCCATCGAGTTATGGTTTTAACAATACCTTGAGTGGATCTGGTTATCCACTTGAATGGAATGATAATATTAACTATGATGTCGTGATAAAGCATTGTAGTGATATTGACGGAACAACACAACCATCACTTCCGCTAGGTGTTAACTGGGTTATAAAAGCAAAAATAATACCTTGGTCAAGAAATAATTTTGGAATAACCACGCCTACTACGTCGGATATTGGTGGGGTAATAGGTATGAAGTTAGAAATAGTGGCAATTCAATCAACACCGCTTGTGGCTGACTCGGCTGTAAATGGTGGTACGTTGAACTACGTTATTGATCTCTTTGATAAAAGCGAAAAAATATTTGAGTTTAAGTTCCCTAGGTTTGCGTATCGTTATCAATATGAAGATGGTGAACTCTCTACTTTTTCACCTTTTTCAGAAATTGGGTTTTCACCCGGCGGTTATACGTTTGAGCCTAACCAAGGCTACAACCTAGGTATGACAAACGCAGCAGCGTCTATAGATATACAAAACTTCATAACACAAGACATCCCTTTAGATGTAACTAGAATTGACTTACTATATAAAGATGATTCTTCACCAACAGTGTACTTAATAGAATCAGTTAGGCCTAAAGATGACAAGACTATATGGGACTCAGCGATACTTGACTACGTTAGCAGCTGGGACCAAAACAAGTACACTATTACAGAGGAAAACATATCAGCAGCACTTCCGTCAAATCAACTGTTAAGATCTTGGGATAACGTCCCTAGAAAAGCCCTAGCTCAAGAGGTTAGTGGCAACAGGATTATCTATGGTAACTACCTGCAAAATTACAGCTTGTATACTAACACTAAGGATAAAGTTAATGCTACCCCTAGCTTTAAACACTCATTAGTTTCTCATGAGCTTAACGATATTAGATCCATAAAAACACTAAGAGAATACCAACTAGGTGTTACTTTTTTAGATAAATTTGGTAGAGAAACACCCGTATTAACAAATCCTAATGGTTCTTTTAAAGTTCCTAAGTCGAGCTCCGTGAATAACAGTAGGTTAAAAGTTGGTTTACGAGGCGTGACAAAAGTACCGCAACACATGACTCATTTTAAGTTTTACATAAAACAAACTTCTAATGAGTACTATAACATGGCTATGGACAGGTATTACGATGCTGAGGACGGTAACGTTTGGTTGGCATTCGCTTCTTCTGATAGGAATAAGATAGATATAGACACTTTTTTAATATTAAAAAAAGGCGTTAGCTCATCGGTTTTAGTTAAGGACAAGGCTAGGTATAAAGTATTGGCTATTGAAAACGAGGCTCCAGACTTCATAAAGACCGCTAAGATTTTAATATCCGACGCTAAACACAAGGAAAAAATGGATGATGGAAGTGGAACACTGATAACAAATACCGAACCGCTGTTTTCATTAACCACAATGGAAGGTTCCCCTGCTCAAGGTAGTAATACCTTTACTATGAATTGGAATGTGTTTTCAGGAAGCACTGGTAGAAACTTAGACAAGGTCTTGGATAAGGCTAATGGTCCTGCTGAACTATATGTTGATTTTCACAATAGCCAAACTGGCGAAACATCTTCAAGGTATAGAATAGCAGAGCTAACTGCTGATTGGGATTCAGCACAAGATGAAGCAGATAACTTTTTTGTTAAAATAGCTGATAAAGGATTTGGCACTGATATAAACTTCACATGTAATACTCCTAGTAATCCAACTGCCGCAGATAATATTATAGATAACATACAAGTTAGGATTTATAAATACCAAGTAGAAAACAAACCTCAATTTGACGGTAGGTTTTTTGTTAAAATACTAATTGACCACGTTTTTGACGCGGCTATAAAGATAGTACAAGACGGAAACGTTGAATATATAGACACTCAAGTGAGAGACGTTTTTTATTTAGGCACAAATGCTGCTTACATGGCTAAAATGGCTCCTTTAAGATCTATGTGGGGTGGATATAGTTTTAACTCGTATAATCACCCTGAAACTGGTGATGAAACTAGATTGGCTAGATACATGGCTTACTTTCAGCCAATGCTCATGCGAAACGCAGCACACACAGCTTTATACTCGTCAGTTGGTCCTATACAAGGTCACCCATCTACTACTCAAGAAGTTCCTGATGGTAACCCTTGGTCTGGAAACTACGTTGATACCTCAACTGGTGGGGGTTGGTACAATTCATCAGGTTCATGGGTTGGGAATAATTTTTACACATTAAACAAGTTGGCAGGCTATCATTATACAGGTACTGATTGCATAGGCTCCGGTTTAGCATTAAGCGGTAATTGCATGGGCGGTTATAAATGGGACGTTAATGGCACTTGGTATATAGACGGTTCACAGTTTTATGCTAATAGATCCAATGACGATTTTTACCAATCACCATCGGGAGCTGGTTGGACGGTTAAACCAGCTGGTAGTCACGGTGGAGGTATTACTAATTACGGTAGATATGAGTTGGCAATGGGTGGTATAATAGCACATCCTTCGGCTACTGGTGTTTGGTCCCCACAGTCCCCACAAATGAGTTGGCAACACGACAACCCTAACGCAACTAGAAGCGCGGATGGAGTAAAATACGCTACAACTTGGGAAGGTGAGCCAATCTTTAGCAATAATGGCACGTTAACATTTGAGATGCAAAAATGGTACGATAACTCTTTGGGTGGTGCTAGTGGCTCTGTACCCGAGCATACTGTACCCGGTTTTTTTAATATACAAAGTCTTCCTGGTATCACGAGTGGTTCAGCGCCAAATGACTATCATGACAATCAACACGCGTTTGCTGATTTGATATTTCAAGGTAAGAGGTTTAGATGGGCTGAAGACCCTACTAATATAATAACAGAGATAGTGGGTGACATTGATCCATTCCGAAGAACACGAAACCCTGCGCATGGCACTAGCACTAGGACTTGGTCTACCAGTGACTCCGACGCTGGTTGGGGAGGTTATGGTACGGTAAATGATAGCAACTATAATACTGCAGAAAACGAATTACGACCAGCTAATTTCTCTAAAACCTTTAGGTTTAATACTATTGACGACACGGGAAGTCAAGCTATCGCTTGGAATCCAACCGCATTATCAGACCAGACAAATCACGGGCCTATACCAGGTGGTGTCAATATGGGTACAACTGATAATCCGGTCACTTACTTGGCTGGATTGAAAATAAAAATAGATAGTGGGTCTAGTAACTTCTTAAGCACTTGGAATGGTTATTCTGATGCTTGGGTTAACATAGACAACACTAGGGGTTACTGTGTTAATAACGCTGTACCTTACGATATAACTCATCAGCATTTTATCATAACAAAAGTTGGAAATGTTTCTATTACTAATAGCAATTTGTTAATAAGAAATATCGATGGAAATAGAGCTTATATAACTGGCTACCACTCGATGCTAGCACCTTCTGATTTCCCAACGTCTTTTAACGTTGGTGACGCTCTTGAATTACAACAAGCCTGTATGAATGGCATGTCTCAAGATGCTGCTGACTCAATAAATTCTACGCCCAACGTGTATGGGAAGCACATTGGAGCTGTAGGTTATACTTTTAAATTTCAAGAGCCACTAGAGTTTGTTGAGGGCGAGTTCTTACCACCAGACCCAGCGGTGTGGGAGACGGAGCCAAAAGATGATGTTGATATAGATATTTACTACGCAGCAAGTTCGCCTATACCAGTCGCTCTAAACGACACTACTATACGCACCGCTTTGCCTATTGGAACCCTTCTTTCAGCTCAAGGAGCTTGGTTTACAAGCGACCAATCCGTGGTGAACAATTATGATAACGTTGTTGAGGTTTCAGATCCCTTCATGACAGACGCCTCAAGTTCATCTGTAGGTATGATGGTTGGGGACGTGTTGCAAGCTACAATGCCTGACGGCACTATTATGGGTTATGGAATTGAAGGCTTTTTGTACGAAAATAGCTCTTATCCAATTGCTGATCATTTGATTCTTAGCACTAACATACTTACTTCTAATGTTAGATTAAATTGGCACAACTGTTACTCCTGGGGTAACGGTGTTGAATCTAACAGGATTAGAGACAATTACAACCAACCGTATATAAGTAACGGTGTTGTTGTTTCTACAACATTAGAAGAGTATGACGAGGAACGTAAAAAATATGGATTAATATATTCTGGAATATACAACTCTGTTAGTGGTATTAACGATACTAATCAATTTATTGCTGCGGAAAAGATCACTAAAGATGTAAACCCTATATACGGTAGCATACAAAAGTTACACTCAAGATCTTCGGCTGATGGTGATTTGATCACGCTTTGTGAAGATAGAATTTTAAAAATACTAGCAGATAAAGACGCTGTGTTCAATGCTGACGGAAACGCTAACCTAACAGCTTCTAACAAGGTACTAGGGCAGGCTATACCTTACGCTGGTGACTATGGCATATCTAAAAACCCAGAGTCATTCGCGTCTGAGTCTTACCGAGTGTATTTCACAGATAAAGTTAGGGGAGCAGTTATGAGGTTGTCTAAAGATGGGTTAACACCAATTTCATCCTATGGTATGAAAGATTGGTTTAGAGACCACCTAAGCAAGACTAGCTCTATATACGGTAGTTATGATGATAAAAAAGAAGAATACAATGTAACTCTTCAGTTCCCTGGTACGGTTGTAGCTGAAAATCAAATTTCACAAACTACGGTTTCATACAGGGAGGACACAAAAGGGTGGGTTAGTTTTAAGTCATTTACGCCAGAAAACGCTCTGAGTTGCGCTAATGAGTATTACACTATAAATAACGGTTTAGCTTGGCATCACCACGCGGATCCTCTCACGATCTCGCACAACACTTTCTATAACGTATTTGAAAAATCTTCTTTTGAGGTTATTTTCAACGAGTTTCCGGCGGCTATAAAATCGTTTAAAACATTAAATTACGAAGGTACTCAATCTAAAGTGTCTCAAGTATTTGACCCTAATGTAGGTGGTTTACTAAACGATGGTGTGTTTCACAACCTCGCGAGTTCAGATGGCTGGTTTGTTGATAACATAACAACAGATCAAGATACTGGTAGTATGGCTGAATTTATAAATAAAGAAGGAAAGTGGTTTAACTACATGCAAGGCGAACAACTAAATGTAACCTCGTATCTTGCTGAAAACTATGATAGTGGTGATTTTGCTCATCAAGGTATTGGTTTCAGTTTAGCGGCACCTATTCAATCAGCTATATTTGGCTGTATGGATCCACTTGCCTTTAATTATAATTCTTTGGCTGATTTTCCAAACGATCCAGACGACTGTGCTCCATTCGTATATGGTTGTACAACTCCTGGCGCGTTTAATTATAACGCAAACGTGAATACAGATGATGGTTCTTGTATCTGGATGGGATGTACGGATGGCCCAACCTCTGGCTTAATGACATTAAACGGTTGTGGACTTGGGTGTACTGGGGCTATGAACTTTGATTCTATCGCCAATACAGATGATGGTTCTTGTATTTACTGTATATATGGTTGTACAGATTCTACAATGTTTAACTATGACGCATCGGCTACTTGTGATGATGGCAATTGCATACCGTTTATACCTGGGTGCATGGACACTTACAATGGAAACGTGCAAAACTATAACTCTTCAGCTAATATAGATGATGGATCATGTGACTACACTGGTTGCCCGGAGTCGTCAGGAGCTGATAACGCTGGAGCTCCTCTACCAGCAGGTTTATTGGCTTTAACAACAAACGGAGACCCTCTGCTACGCACAAGTACGGCTTGTTGGGCAAATTACACTCCTTATAACAACTATCCATTTAGCGTTACTTTAGTGCAGCCTTACCCTGGGCCAAGTGCAAGTAACAGTTACCTAGACGATATAAATTCTTGGCTTGGATCACAGTCTCTTACACCTATTACATACGTACCGCCTTGTCCTACTGTGGATAATGGCACTTGTAGTTATGATGGTTGTATGGATGATGGTCAATTAAATAATAGTATATATCCGCCTTATCCTGCGATTAATTACGATCCTACCGCTACAGTTCAGTCGCTAGCAAATTGTGTTTACTGTGGAGATACAACGGCGTTTAACTATGACTATGCTGACTTGCAGGACCCGCTCGGAAGCTTTGACGCGTGTTTATACTGCCCTGACTTACAAAGCACGTTGGTCGTTGACAATCCTCAGTTAGATTCTTTCGACATAACTTGGTCAATACCCGCTGGTATAAACATACTACCTCCAGGACCATTGAGCCCAGGTGATAGTGGTATAAATAATATTCAAATCCAATGGGGTAAATCAAGTGAGGTACCACCTTATACTATAGGGCTACAAACAAACCCTGGTGGTGGAAGCTTTTCGTACAATCCATATGACTTTAATGTTAGCAATGCTAACTATCCAGCTATAACGGACAATGGTGATGGTACTTTTACTATAACTGTTTCATTAGGTCAGTTTGCTGATGGAATACTATTGGGAGCGCCGGGAATAGCACCAAATACAGAATACAGTGTTGCAGTTGATACTTTCTGCTCTAACAATCCTGTAGACGCTGTTCCGGCAAACACAATACTTACTAGCAACTTTGTAAACTCAAACACGGTTTCTCAAGTACAGATAACAACGTTAACACCACCACCTACACCTGTTGTTGGGTGTTTAAGTGATCCACTAGCGATCAACTACATGTGTGGTCCGAACAACACTGGAACTAATAACCCTAACTCTCAAGTACCATGTACTGGTGTCAATGGACCTATAGTTGGTGGAATAGATCCAGCTAATGGATTGATAGTGAACACAGATGATGGTTCGTGTGTTACTGCTGTGACTGGTTGTACTGATGATGGTTATTGTACTGATGGTAGTATAACTTACTCGAGCTACCACCCTTGCTACAACTCTCTTTATCAAACTTCTAACAGTCCATTCAATGGATTTGCTGCGGAAAATTGGGATCCAGCTGCTAATAGCGATGACGGCTCTTGTGAATACACAGGCTGTATGACTGCTAGTGATTGCAACTACGATGCCAACTACAATATTCCTTGTGTCGATGATAATGGAGTAACCAATGGTACTGGTGGAAATTGTTGTGGTGGATGTGGTGACAATCTTGCTCTTAACTGGTCTGGTTTCACTAACACCAACTGCCTTGCTACTTGTGAGTATTGTTCTTTGCTTCCATCTCCAATAACCACTGATCCACTGATTGGTTTAGGAGTAAACATCTCAACAACTGGAGGCACAAGAGTTGTGAACGGCGTTACATACCTCGGTATAAGTATTACAACAAGTTTCCCTTCAGGTTTTGACTTTAGTGTTGTTAATCAAGCTACTGGACTAAATTGGTATGAAATTCACCTAAAAGTTAAAGAGGTAGGAGTTGGTGGATTTGACGTTCCTTACCTTCAAATAGACCTATCTAACCCACCTGCAACTGGCCAAGCATTCACAAAGACTTATTCAGCGTGGAACAACACTGGAATGCAAATTTTCAACCCTGCAATAAAACAAGGCGTTGCTTATGAATTTCAGTTCGGAGTTATTTGCACCGTAAATAATCCAAACGGCTCAAATTACAGTGTTGGTATGGCAGATAACTTATGGCAAGGACCGTTTACTTATTAAAAACTAAAACCTAGAAAAATGCAGCACTTAGATATAAGCTTTACTAACATAAATATTTCTGTTCAAGTTGGGGACTTGATATTCTATATCCCCATTTACAGCACTGCTGGTGGGTTTGATTTTTCCAATGCGCCAAAGCGATTATTTGGTGCTGTTGTTGAAATTGACGGTAACACCATTACAGTTGAGTATGACGATATAAACAACGTGTATGATCCACCCCTTCCTGGTGACTATATAATGTTTGCGAAAGATCAAGTTGTGAATAAATCTGGTTTAAAAGGTTACTACTTGAGCGCAAACTTTGTGAACAGTTCAAAAGGACCGGTAGAATTATACTCAGTTGGCTCAGAGGTTTCAGAAAGTAGTAAATAAAAATAAAATAAATGGCTTATAGATCTCCAGGAGGAAAACGTATTTCAAGACCAAAATCAAAAAATGAGTTTGGTTGTGCTCGTCAGTATCAAACTGACCCTAATCAAGTTTACTTTGGTTGGACAGCAACTAATTACCTAGCTTCAAACCCTGGTTGTAACAACGGTAGTGGAGTGGCTATGGTAACAAATACAAGTTGTTGTAATTGGGACACTGTGGTTGGCCTACCTAAATTAGGGCCTGGAATGCAAAGACCGCTAGCCCCAGCTGATCAGCCATTAGGTAAAACAAGATTTGGATGTGCCCAGGAGTATCAAGGCGACGCCAGCCTGCCTTATTTTGGGTGGTATGCTTACAACTACGATCCACTAGCAGATGGGTGCGATGGTGGTAACGGGCAACCGAGCCTCAATAACACAGACTGTTGTATGTGGGATATCATAACAGGCGGCATGGGTAAAGTTGGGCCAGGGTATACAACTAAAAAAGAAATACGCGAGCCAATCTTACCATACGTTAACTCACCTAAAAAAATAGGTTGTGCTCAGGAAACTTGCAATGACATTAACTCATCGGACTACGGTTGTTACCACAAACCTTTCTATGGTTTAACTGCTTTTCCATATAACAACCCACTGTTCTACCACGTTACAAATGATGGTTGCCCAAACGCTTTTGGTTTCCCACAAATTAACAACATAGATTGTTGTGAGTGTGACACGCCTACTGGTACCGGTGCAACTGGTGGTGTTACAGCTAAACTTGGTCCAGGTTACAATGCCCCTTTGCAAGCGGACGAAAAGCCTATAAAATGGGCTTATGGTTGCGCTCAAGAATATCAAAGTAATCCCAATTTACCATACTACGGTTGGTATGCTATGAATTACTCTCAAGGTTATCCAGGCTGCGACGTTGGAACAGGTTTTCCTGACCCAAACAATACTGATTGCTGTGATTGGGATATTCTTCTAGGTTCTCCAAGAGTTGGTGGTGATGGAACTAAAGTTGCTCCACGTGGTTTTCACTTTATGCCCGACGGCTCACTGATGTCTAACGCTGACATGTATAAAAACGAGACTAAGAAAACACTTGATAAAAAACAAGACAAAGAATTTCTTATACAGGGGTTATCTATAGACACGTCTGACATACCCTCAGGTGGTGCTAGAAGAGGTTACGTTGTAAGTGGTAATAGCGAAGCATATTTCACCGTAGAGGTTAGTGATGCTGATGGAAATCATTATGACTTTTACAGCGATAGTTGGGTTGCAAGAAGCAGTAGATCAGAAAGATTAAACGTTGGTCCAAACGGTTATATTGGTTATATTGATTTCTCTGGAGTAGCAACTAAGCTACACACGTTTACGGTTAGATTATTTGCTGAAGATGGTACAAAGTTAAGACTTGGTAAAGAGGTTAGAAATAAAGACGGTTCTTTAAACGTAAACCTTAGTGGAGCACTAAACCACCGTATGGTTGAAAAGATAATATTTCAAAACGTTACAAAACAACTCACGCTGTCTTGCGTAGCCCCATCGTTAAGTGGCTCTGGAGGCGTGTGGCAGAATTTATTACCAAGACCTGGCACTACAACGGGAGCTAGTATTACGTCTATTAACATAGGTAGTTACGAAGGTGGTTCACCTTTCGAAATAACCATACAAGCTGGGACTGGGAAGTCTATAGCTATAAATCGTCAACCAGCGATTGGGGACTTCGCTATTATAAAAGAAGTTACCATTGGGTCATCACCAGTAGTTATACCCGGTGAGGATCTTAACGTGGATGCGCCTAAATACCACAGGTGGCCAATTAATAATGTAGCTGGGCTTTCACAGGGAATGATACTAGATCCTTTAGGCAGCAACGTCACTGCTAATAGCGAGATAAAGGATTACATAGTAGAGGGACAGTACGACGTTAAGGAGGTAGACGCTGTGTCGAGTCAAAGGGGAAAGGTTAGAAAAACAATAAAATACAAAAAACAATATATCCCAGCGGTGGAAACAACCGGACCACCAACACTAAACCAAGCTGGTTCTATAATAGCACAAGCTGGAATCGTTACGTTTAACAACCAACAGGTCGAAGCTTTTAAGGATGATTCTAGTGTTCCTATTTATGGTTATGGCGAGGAAGCTATAACTTCCCTTGGAGCTGGATTTTTAGCTTTCTTTAAAGATGTTCGAGCTGAAATACTACCTGGAAATTTAATTTCAACAACAGTCACTAGCGATACCAGTAAGGTCAAAAATGATGAGGTTATTGTTAGCGAGATGGATGGAATAATACCTGGTACTAGTGTTATGATAGCCGGAGTTCAAGGCGGTAAGGTTTTGGTTACTTCAAAATCAGGAGCTTCTGGTAGCGGTACGTTGGGGTTGGCAGAGCCAAGAGCAATTCAACAAGGTTCTACGGTACATTTTGTTGGCGCTGCAAAAGTTATCACAATAACAGGTTCCTACTTTGTGAAGGGCGATTTGTCTACTAGTAAGATCATATATCTTGACGTAGAAAGATTCTTAACTAGCGCGTAAGTAAAAGAGTAGCTGAAACTGTGACTATATTAATATAAAACAAAAACTTAAATTATGGCAAATAAAAATTCATCTCCAGCTAAGTTTCTTAGCGCTCTTTTTGGCGGTGCTGGTAGAAGAAGAGAGCAAAGAGCGGCCAACGAAGACTTCGGTAACCAAATGGACGCTTGGGAAGACACTAAAATGAAAAACCCTTATGCTGGAGTAAAAAATCCTTATGCCAACATGGAGAACGTGTATGAAGACCAAACTGTAGATCTAAAGGCGGCAGAGTTTGCTAAAGAACAATCACAACAAAGTGCTGCTAATATAATGCAAAACTTAAAAGGTGCTGCTGGTGGTAGTGGTGTAGCTGGTCTAGCTCAAGTGCTAGCAAACCAAGGAGCACAACAAGCAAAGGGAGCCGCGGCGGATATAGGTAGGCAGGAAAAAGCCAACCAAGCTAGAGCTATGGGTGAATCTAGTAGATTGCAAACTATGGATAGAGAAGGAGAGCAAAAAAGAGACATGCTAGTACGAGAAGGTGATAGGATGACAGAGCAGTTTGATTTAGACAAGCAGAGTAAAATGCTAGATATCTCTCAGCAAAGAAAAATGGCCTCTGACCAAGCAATAGACAATGCGAACGCGCAGATGGATCAGTTCGTTACAGGTGCTGTTACCAGTGGTTTAGGAGCCGCAATGTCCGATATTCGATTAAAAGAAAACATAAACAAAACTGGAATTTCAAAGTCTGGAATACCAATATACACATTCAACTACAGAGGTGACGATCAGGTTTGGTCGGGAACAATGGCTCAAGACTTGTTAAGCATGGGTAGAGGTGACGCGGTGACAACTACTAGTAGTGGTTACTATGGCGTTTACTATAGTATGCTTGATGTTGATATGGTAGAAAAAAATAAATAATATGGCTGAAGACAAGCACGTTAAAAAATATTTTGAAAACATACCTTATGGTAATGACTCTAAATCTTCTGAGATACATGGTAAGCACAATCAAGTGGTTATTAATAAGTTTGTTTCCAGTTTGGTCAGGAAGTACGACGAAGCAGTGTTAAACAAAGACAAGCAGATGGCTGGTCACTTTAAAGACGCTATTAAGAAAATGTCTAGTCAGCTTGACAACCTTAAGAATATAAAAGAAGAGTTTGCTGTTAACTACGGCGGGGGAGTTGGTGGTAAGAAATTATTTTCTAACTACACTGACTTGAGTTTTAGCAGAGCTTTTTTTACAGAACAAGGGGATATAGGTTTCGACAAAGACTTGAACCCAGTATTATCAATCGTGGGTGAAGGTGGTGAAGTTGTAGCCAAGCGTATAGAAGATGTTACTCAGGACTGGGTGGTAAAAGGTACTGAAGAAGCTAACTTCATGAAGATGCAGCAGGACGCTCAAAAACAAAGCAACTCTAGCGATCAACCACTAGATTTTGATGTTGATTGGCACACGGATACCATGCTATCAAATGAGGACGCTTGGAAGTCTTTTGTTTCAGACAAGATTGGTGGTAGGTATTTTCTCAATGATTACGTTGAGGAGAACGCCGAAGCTATACAGTCCGGACAAATCACTGATGACATGTTGCATCCGGATTCGTTTAACCCAGCCTTTGACAACAGACTACACAGCCACTACGCTAATCGGTTAAAAAAGTCTTTTGATCCAGACTTTCAGACAGAATCTGAAGCTAGGAAAGCAGACGGGTTAATAGCTAAAAACAACAAGGAAAACAATCAAGCTTAATATATGAACGATAATTCATTTGGAATAAGAGAAGCGAAATCTACTATAGTTAAATCTGAATTAGATAGAATTATGCAAGGCCATATAGACTCTGGTCAGTTCACGAAAGAACAGCTTGCTGAGATTAAAAAGCGAGAGGCTAATAAAATAAAAGAAGCAAAGGTGGTAGCTGAAAAACCTAAAGTTGAAGAAGTTAAAGAGGTAGAGGTTGAGGAGGTAAAACCTACTAAACCAAACCCAAGATCAGCCTTATCTGGCTCGGGATCAACCCCAAGTGATGTGTTAGGTGCTAACAACTTAAACTTTTTTAACAAGACAGAGGAAAAAGGCGTTGAGACATTAAGAGAGTTGTATGGTGATGATTTTGTATTTGAAGAAAAACTATTTCAAGTAGACACAGATGCTAGTGGTTATGGTGGTGGTGGTTTTGATGCCATAACGGTTAGTACTAAAGATGGTAAAAAATCCGCTTCTTTTGATATGAATATAGGTGGTAGTTTAATGGCACCTAATCTTTACGGGGAAAAAGATTACGAGGTAGGCATGCGTAAGAAACTTGGTGAATTGATGATGTCAAAAGAAGATGCTAGGAATCACTCTTATGATATACTAACAAACTTTATTAATGAAAACACTACCCAAGAAGGATTAAACTCCCAAGCTACTAAAAAAGCTAGTAGAAAAAAGCTTTTGACCGAGATGAATCTTGAGAGAGATGAGTTGGCGGCTGAGGATATAGCTGAGGTAGAGGAAAAATTCGAGAGCGGGGAGCTTTTCACTCAAGAAACTAAAAAGATATTTAGCTTTGGTAATGACTTTAAAGATGCTGGTACATACGAAGATATAGCTTTTGAAAAAGAATTAAAACGAGCTCAAAAGCAGTTGTCAGAAGATGGTAGCAAGCCAACTAAAGATCAAGTACAAGCGCTAGCTAAAAGTTTTCTCATTGAAGAAATCAAAGCAGAAAAGCTGACAAGTGTAATGAACTACAATGACTTTGTTCAGAGAAATGACATGCTGAACGTCAACAAAAAAGAGGGAGTTCAAGAACAATACAATTTAGCCGCTAGAGAACTCGACATTGATTTCAGGAAAGACATGGCTCTTTATGATCTTAAAAGAGAAGACCTGGAGTCTGGTGCTGACATGGCTAGGTATAAGGAAATTAACTCGCAGTTTAGCGATGCCAACTTTGAATATGAACTTCAAGAGGGTGAGAGCTACGCTGAGTTAGAGAATGGAAAGAAAGTTCCTGAAAAAATTATTAAAGAATACCAAGCTCTACAGCCAGGTGTGACAGCTAAGATATCGTCTATAAATGAGCTTTCAGAGAGTATTCAAGAGCAAGCCGCTGGCTATAGCGATAATGTTGCTGCTATAGATATATCCAGGAGAAACTACAATGCTTGGGAAGAGTTTTTAGTCGAAACAAGCATGGGCGCATTTGAGATTGGTCTTAATGTTAAGACTGGTATACCCTTGCTTATCACAGGGGAGAACGCTGCGACAAAAAGACTTATACAAAAGTCGCACGCTATAAAAGGGAAGCTACAAGAAACTAGAGATTCCTATAGTAAAGATGTTGAGTTTGAAGATGCGTTTAGCTCTATTGGTAACTTTGGTGAGTTTGCCGCACAAGAGGTGTCTAATCAAATACCTATATTTGCCGCGCTGGCAATACCATATGTCGGTACTAGTATAATTGGTGTGTCAGCTTTTGGTGATCACTACGTTAACTTAAACATGGAGCGGGACAGTCCCGGTGGAAGGCAAAAATCTAACGCTGACATTTGGTGGAGCTCTGTTGGATTTGGTGCGTCTGAATTAGTTTTTGAACGCCTAACAACAATACCTTTGCTTAGGGCTGCAAGAAAAGGTTTTGCAAACACTCCGGGTGCAAAGCAATTATTGTTCAGAACCACTAAAGAGTATTTTAAAAAGAACACTGGTAAATTTGTTTATGGTGCTTTGTCCGAGCCTATAGGTGAGGGAATGACCCAGTTAACACAGAATTGGATTGATGGAAAACCCATGACGCAAGGATTAGGACACGCTATGTTCTCTGGGCTGATGTTTGGTACCACTTTATCTGCGGCTCCGTTTATAAAAGGTGCGTACTTAAACAAGTATAACGACCACGCTTCAAAAGCTGAAGTAAGAAAGCGTGTTAATAAAATGAAAAAACTAGGCCTTACAAACCAAGAGATTGACAGTAAAATAGCTGAGCTGAAGGAGTACGGTATGGACGGTAGGGAAAAAGCAATTAAAGATCTAAACAAAGATAAAAAAAGCAACGAGAAAATAATAGCTCAACTGTATGACCAGAATGTAGCTGAAATGAAGGAGCTTGAAACGGAAGTGCAAGGACTTAGCTCTGACGTGACTAAGATATACTTTAATCTAGAACAACAGCAAGAAGCGTTGAAGCTTGAAGCCCAAGAAATTGATAATAACAAAACCTTAACAAAAAAACAAAAAAGAGACCAATTAAAAGCAGTGCAAGCAAGGTTTGATGCTACTGGTCGTCAGATGGAGGCTTTTAAAGATAAAAAAGCATTTGGAGATGAGTGGACCGCTTTTAAAGGAATTGAAGGGAACGCAGACAGGGTTACCGAGTTAAATAAAAAGGCTAAAAGCGAGTTGTTTAACGAAGGCAAGAAAGATCCTACAGCTATTCAAATAAACGATAAAGCTAAGTTTTTATATAACGTTGATAAAATCAACGCTGACCATAAGGCAAATTCTAAAGCGGGTTTAACAGATGTTGTTAACGTGCAAACAGAAGAAGACGCCATTGAGTATGTTGAAGGGCTTACAAACATAACCGAGGCCAATAGAAAAAAAGCAATAAAAAATATCAAGGACGGTTCACACGGCGCTAACATACCAACGACGGATAAGGATGCTGATGGTAACACCGTACTGATACCAATGCAAGTTGTTGAAACTATGGCTGCTGACGATAGGCTAGAGACAAGAACACATGAGGTTGGACACTCCGTGTTTATAAAAGCTATTTCTAGCGATCCTAAGGCATTTGAAGGATTAGCCGAGCAAATACTGCAACATTTAAAAACAAACAACCCTAGCGCGTTTAAAAGGGTTTCCTTTAGAAACGGTAGACAGACTGATGCGGATGAAATTGTTATGTTGTTTTTAGAAGAAGTTGCTTCTGGTAAGGTTGACATTAAAAAGTCAGGAAAAGCTGGATTTTTTGCCACGTTAATGAACAAGGGTATTGAAGAGGTAGGTGGTAAACCTGTCGATTTAAAAGGTGAAACCGATTCTATAAAATTTTTAATAGGTATAGCTAAGAAAATAAAAGCAGGAACAATTAACGCTGCGGATATAAAAGCTATAAAAGCTAATACTATATCTAAAAATGCTGTTCTATCAACAGGCGCTACTAAAGTCAAAACAAGTAATCTTGCTGGTGATCTAGTGAAGGCATCAAGAGCTGTAAACCTGGATGATCCTAAGTTTGAAGGCATGGATATCAGCGAGCGCATAGATTCTTACACTAACGGTGCAAAGAGTATAGCAGAACTACAAGAAGGCGGTATGCGATCACCTTTCTCAACCATATACACGGGTATATTACAAGGCGGCTTTGATAGAGTGTTTGCAGAGGGTATATCCAACGAGCAAAAACAAATACAAAGAGAAAACCTAGGTACACGATTAATAAACTACGACCCAGCTAAAACACCTGAGCTTTCTAAGTGGATGTATGGTGGTAGTGGTAAAAAAGGTAACATTGGTTATGCTGCTTTAGTTGCTAAGGAAAAACTATACAAGGAAGGAGAGAAGAGAAAACAAGAAGTACGTGGTGATGCTGTAACGGAAGATGGTAAAACACTGTTTGACAAAATGGTTGATGAAGGTACTGAAAACGATCAAACTAACAAAAACGATAACATTAGAGTTCAAAAAGCTAGAGTTCTAAAGAATCTAGCAGATATTAACATCGATAACCCTGGTGTTATAGACGGAAATATTAGAGCTCAAGTCGATGCTTTGATTGAAAGTAACCCGAAGAACTTAACGCAGGCAATTCAAAAGTTAATTAAAGGAGATATACGTTTGGCTATACAAGCTCAAATGGGTACCATTAGCTTTAAGGGTGGGGTTATAGTTATAAGTGATCAATATAAGAAGTTTATAGCTGACAACTACACCCACATTGTTCAAAGTTTAGATGTGGCTACTATAAAAAATAACTACAACACACTGTTTGAGTTAAACGTTATAGGCAAGGAAGATAAAAAGAATAAGAAGTCAGACAATAAGGCTTTAAAAAAAGATAGTAACTTCAGGAAAAATATATACGAGCTAGTAACAAACAAAGCTAAGTTTACTAAATTTTTTACTGACACCACTAGTGATGCAGATCCAAGGTCACACAACACTAAGTTGAGGGGAAGGCAAGAGAAGCTAGCAATACTTATAGGAGAAGCATACGCGGTAGATGTTGCAAATGATGTTGTCATTGACAACTCTAAGGATATGAATGCCGTTATAAAGGCTGAGCTTGATAATTTTGCAAATACTTTAAATAGACAGAAAAAAGAAGTTGAGGGCAACTACAAAGATCAAATCAAATACTCGGCTAAAGCAAAGGCTGATGCTGATTTCATACTTGAATTAGTTACTAAAACAGATATTAGCAATGTGTTTTCTAGCGACGGCAAGTTGTTACCTAAGTATGTAGATCAACTAGAACTAAAAAAAGAAACGAAGGCGGCAGATCTTATATGGAGTTTGCGTGGTAAAAAACTAGAGGGAATCGGCGATATACTTTACGTTCAAAAAGCTTATCATAAATTATTCAAAGAAGGAGAGCGAGGCACTGCTTATGAAAAAGGCTTAATAGACATGACTATTCAGCTGGAAAAAAGATTAGGTAAAGATGTTGTTCAAGCCGTGTTGAGAGCGCCAACAGAGGTTGGTGGTAAACCAGATGCTATTATAGCTCTATACGGAGAGGTATTCAACATTGAAGCCAAAATGAGCAACGCTCAGTATAGTAGCGTCACATTTGCTATAGATGCTAATGGAGATTTTATTATTAAAAAAGACTACACGTTTGGTAATAAAATACTAAAGGAACTAGGAGAGGGCGTTCAACCCGGTATACAACTTGCTAAAGACTATCTTTTAACAGTAGAAAATCCTGACACCGGCAAGGTAGGCTACGTTTGGGACGATATATCGGAACTACCTGGATGGGCGCATAGATTACTTACCGACAAAAACAACCAGGTTACTTTTAATGGCAAAACCAAAACGTATTTCAGACACATGCACGCTGAGATACCTATAAAGCTAGATGTTATATCAGAGATATACAATAAGAAAAAAGGCTACCCTGTTAATGTAATGCAGATGATGGGTAGGGGTTTGTTTTACATGGGTGGTTTTAACGATACCAAAAACATTCTTAATTTACCTGAATTCAAAGGCGATGGAACTATAGGCTTGAGAGTCGGGTCAACAACAAAGAAGTCTGCGGCTACTGACGCTGATAAAAGAAACAAGGCTCCAGAGATTAAAAACGGAAGTATATTTAAGAACGGCGTGAGTGGTGCTAAGTGGCAGGTGAAAAGAGACGTCAAGAGATACGCTTGGAGGGCAATACCTTTAATACCAAACACAACGCTAGACGACATGAGCTCACCACACAGCATTGGTACTGTTGCTGGTTTACAAAAGCTTATTGATAGCTCTACTCATTTAAAGATGATGAGAGACAGTAAACAACAACAGATCTTGGCTAAGGCTGGTAAAAATGGCAAGTCTTCTGTTAAAGGTAGCAAAGGTATCACTGTGTTGGATTTTGACGATACACTAGCAACAAGTAATTCATTAATTAGATACACAAAGCCTGATGGAACTAAGGGTACTTTAAACGCAGAGCAATACGCTAGCACTTATGAGGAGTTGACTGAGCTAGGTTATGAATGGGACTTCTCAGAGTTTAACAAAGTTGTAGACGGTAAAACAGCACCACTATTTAACAAGGCAATGAAATTGCAAGGTAAGTTTGGTCCTGAGAATATGTTTGTGTTAACGGCTAGACCAGCAGAGGCTGCTCCGGCTATATTTGCTTTCTTACAAGCTAATGGTTTGAACATACCTTTAAAAAATATCACTGGACTAGCTAACTCAACCGCTAACGCTAAGGCGCTCTGGATGGTTGAAAAGGTTAGTGAAGGCTATAATGACTTTTACTTCGCGGATGATGCCTTGCAAAATGTTCAAGCTGTTGACAACATATTAGAACAGTTTGACGTTAAACGTAAGGTACAACAAGCTAAAGTTAAGTTTAGCAAGGGAATGAGCAAGACTTTTAATGATATACTACAGGTTACAACTGATGTTAAGTCGGAAAAAGTGTTCTCTGATGCTCAAGCTAAAATAAGAGGTGCTAAAGCTAGGTACAAAGGCATAATACCACCGTCAGCACAAGATTTCATGGGATTGATATACAATTTTGTGGGCAAAGGTAAAAAGGGTGATGCTGATATTGCCTTCTTTAAAAAAGCATTAGTAGATCCATTTGCTAGAGGCATAGATCAATTAAACACATCGAGACAAAATGCTTCTAACGATTACAAAAATTTACAAAAAGCATATCCTGAGGTTAAAAAAATAATAAACAAAAAAATAGAAGGATCAGCATTCACGAATGACCAAGCTGCTAGAGTTTATCTTTGGAGCAAAGCTGGTTTTGATGTTCCTGGTTTATCTAAAAAAGATTTAAAAACTCTAATAGAGCATGTTGAAGGTAATCCTGAGTTAAAAAACTACGCGGATGGGGTTGGTTTGATATCTAGAAAAGATCAAGGTTATTCTGCTCCTGGAGATTATTGGTTGGCTGAAAATATAACTTCTGATTTGCTTAGCGATGGTGCGATTGGAGACGCTAGAGCTGATCTACTTGCTGAGTGGCAGGAAAATGTTGACATTATATTCTCAAAAGAGAACTTGAACAAAATAGAATCTATATATGGAGCTAACTTTAGAGAGGCACTAGAGGATTCTTTGTATAGAATGAGGACTGGTAGAAATAGGCCTGCTGGTGGAGGTAGAATAATGAATACCTACATGAACTGGGTTAATAATTCAGTTGGTGCTATCATGTTCTTTAACATGCGATCTGCAATACTTCAAACTATATCTGCTACGAATTACATTAACTGGAGTTTTAATAATCCAGCTAAAGCAGCTCTAGCGTTTGCTAACCAACCGCAATATTGGAGAGATTTTACAATGATTTTTAACTCTGCGTACTTAAAGCAAAGAAGATCTGGTAATCAAAGAGGTATTAATGAAGCTGAGTTGTCAGCTGCGGTTGCCGGTACGGAAAACAAAGCAAAAGCGGCTATAGCTTGGTTGCTTAAGAAAGGTTTTTTACCGACACAACTAGCGGATAGTTTTGCCATTGCTTCTGGTGGTGCTACTTTTTACAGGAACAAAGTTAAAGCTTTAGTAAAAGAAGGTATGACTCAAGAGCAGGCTGAGGCTCAAGCGTTTTTAGATTTTCAAGAAACAACAGAGGTGTCTCAGCAGTCAGCGAGACCTGATATGATATCACAACAACAAGCCTCTCCGCTTGGGAGATTGATACTATCATTCCAGAATACACCTATGCAGTACGCTCGTATAATGAATAAAGCTGCTAGAGATTTAGCCAATGGTAGAGGTGACACTAAAACACATTTGTCAAAAATAGCTTACTATGGTGTGGCTCAAAGTATATTGTTTGGAGCGCTACAATCAGCACTATTAGCTTCTACTGGTGAGGACGAAGAGGAAGAATTTGATAAAAAGAAATATAGAATACTGAACGGTATGATTGATTCTGTCTTATCTGGTATTGGTTATGGTGGTAAAGCTATTAGTACTACAAAAAACGCTATAAGAGAATACATCAAACAAAAAGACAAAGGTTGGAATGCTGATCACACATACACTATATTATCACTACTTAGTTTTTCACCACCAATAGGATCTAAGTTACGTAAAATATATTCGTCAATACAAACAGAGCAGTTTAACAAAGGCGTGTTTACAGAGCGAGGCTTAACTTTAGATAACCCTATTTGGTCTGGTATTGGTAACGTTGTAGAAGGTGTGACAAATATACCCTTAGGAAGACTGGCTAATAAAATGCTTAACATAGATAACGCTTTAGACGATAGTAATTCTTTTTGGGAAAGAACTGCTTTATTATTAGGTTGGAGCACTTGGGACCTTGGCATTAGAGATCCAGACATTGAAGCTACAAAAGAATACCTTAAAAAAAATAAAAAGAAAGAAAAAAAGTCTAAAAAAGAAGCTAATCAAGAGGTTATTAATAAGCAAAAGCAAAAGCAGGAGAAAAAAGATGGGAAAAAAGTTTTGTGTGCCGCTGTAAGTAAAAGCGGTAACAGATGTAAAACGAAGATAGAACCAGGTAGTTCATATTGCACTATTCACGTTAAGGTTAAGCAAAGTAAAAGTGGTGATAAAGTCCAGTGCAAAAAGAGAAAGAGCAATGGAAAAAGATGCGGTATGAAAACGTCGGCTGCAAGTGGTTATTGTTACTACCACGATTAAGTAAAAAATACACAAAATAAGTGATAATAAAAGTATGGTGAAAAGATTAATAATACTACTGCTACTAGTGTCTAACATAGTAACAGCACAAACGTTTGGTAGAGAGGATGTTAAGAAGCTATTTAAGTTCTCTACATTCTATGCTGCCGTGAACGGTGGAACCTCCTTGTCAAACGTAGAGGTTTTCTCTGTAGACAACGGGTTATCAACACAAACAATTTCAACTCCCTATGATTATAATCTCACCATGGGACTACGTAAAATAGCTAGATTCGGTTACGAAAATAAAGCAAATACATTTTATGACGGAACCGAGACGAATTACAGTGACGCGGCCACTGTGGGTAAGCTAAGAGGAGTTGAATACTTATTTGAAATGGATTTCAAGAGACAGGAGGGCAACGAGTATCTTGATCAACACCATTTTATAAGGTACGTTAGCGATCACTATACCATCAAAGGAGAGTATTTAGAGGATGGTTTTGCTGATATAAAGTACTTTGAAGCATCGGAAAGATATAGATATAAGTTTAACAGGAAGTTCTCTGTTAACGCTGGAGCCGTTCAAAGACGCTCAGAACCCTACGGTTACAACCCGTTAGACGACTGGCTGTTAAGTAATGGAGATATACACTACACTTACCTAGCTTTGGAAGAAGGTTACAATGTTGATGTGTGGCATCAAATGTACTACGATCCAGCGGGTAACATAGTGGCTAACAGTGCAGAGGTTTGGGAGGCTATTGTAATACCACAAGTGCTAGCCGATTACTCAGAGAGAAAAAGAAACGAAATGGAAAGCAGCACGCTACAATCGTTTGTGGTGGGTTTTGACTTCTATCACTATAGCAAAAACTACTGGTGTCACGGTTGGGGTAACCTAATGCCGTATCACTATGATGATGGAGGCAAATACAATTATCATAATTTTGCAGGCAAACAATGGTTAGATTATTCAGGTGGAGTAATTCTTGGCGTTAAAATCAACAAGCACCTAGGGGCGTTTGCAGAAGGAAAATACAACAAGTACTGGAACAGAGAATGGTACGACTTTAAATTTGGTGTAAACTACGTAATATTTTAACATGGCTAAAGAATTAAACGAGAACAGTGGTTTTCAGGTAAGTATAAAGACGCTAGTAGGTATTGGAGCCGCTATGGCAACAGTTATTAGCATGTGGTTTATGTTACAAGCAGATATAGCTGAAGCAAAAACCCTACCAGTCCCACCACCGCAAGATGTGTCGCGCATGGAGTTTGATATGAAAGATAGAAACATTAGACTATCTATAGAGAACACGGAGAAAGCTGTAGATGAAATGAAGATTAACCTCAGGCGCATGGAGGATAAAATTGATAAATTAAGGTGATGAAGAATATAGATATTTCATGGAAGATACTGGGCGTATATATATTAGTTTTATTCCTAGTGTGTGTCGCTCAAAAAGCGTCTGCGCAAATAGTGGTTACACACTTCAATGCGGCTTGGAATGATCCTAACAAAGTAAGCTACATAGGTAAGCTAACAGACTGCGACATTGTGTACGTGGACATAGCAGCCGCACCTAAATTACAAGCTAAGCATGAAATAGTTGTTGTACCAACAGTTGTTATATACAAAGATGGCGAGGAAATGAAAAGATATCAAGCTGACATATCGTTTAGTATGAAGGCTACAAGAAAAGAAATGCAGAACTTTATAGATGAATTATTAATGAGCGACTTTTAAAATGGCATACGACAACAGGTCAGTTGGTCCGTTAAAAATAAAGGAATCAACATACAACAAGAATAACGTTAAGATGAGAAAGGAAAACCCAACCATGGGCAGTAAACTAACTAGTGGCACTAGCCCTAGAAGAGTTAGTTTTGCTTGTAGGTTTGGTGGTATGAAAGGCCCGATGAAAGAAAAGAACGGTGAGCCAACTAGTAAGGCTTTGGCTTTGAAAAAATGGGGTTTTGGTAGTGTTGCGGCGGCTAATTCTTTTTGTAGAAAACATAAAAAATCATAATATGAAAGGAGTAAAGCATTATACGGAAGACGGTGAGTACAAGGGTAAAACACACAAAATGGACGGTAAAGTTCACACAGGCGCAGAGCACAGTGGGACTAGCAAGGTTGTGTCTCACAAACCAGGTGGTCCATTTAAAATGAGTGGGTATTCTTACCCTGGCCAATCACCGATGACTAAGAAAAATAAAGCTGGTAAAGAACAAGGTGCTGATGGTAAAGCTTGCTGGGAAGGCTACAGCTATGCTGGTACTGAAAATGGGAAAGACAAATGCGTACCAAATTAAATACATGAAAAAACTACTAATACTATTATTATTACCGCTAAGTATATCCGCTCAAGACTCATGGGTTAACTTTAAGGTACAGTTTGATTTTTACGGCCCTTCAGAATCTAACTTTTTCATGGTTTCAGACGCCTCTGGTGATACAGCTATGTTCTTTCAACCTACAGTGTCTTATGAATATTTAGACACGACTATAGCCATTAATAGTGGCTCTTATTTATTATCGCTTAACGATACTTATGGAGATGGATGGGTGTCAACTAACCCATCTTCGTTTAAAATGCAGAATGACTGTCAAGGTCCTATACTGAACTATGACCCATTAACAATGGCATTCTTTACATTAGATACATTGGTTAACATATGGCCTTGTGCTCCGCCAGCACCACCAGAATCTGGTGTACCCACTAACGTTATAATTAACTTAGATCAATTTACACCTGAGACTTCTTGGGACATACAAGATTCAAACGGTGTTATACATGCTTCTGGATCAGGATACGGCACACTTGCTCCTTACTCCGTGGTAGATGTAATAGTAGAGATACCTAAAGGATCTTTGTTCTTTAATATGTACGACGTATACGGTGATGGTTTACAAGGTTCTGCATGGCAAGGCTCTGATGGTTCTTATTTTGTAAAACAATGTAATGATACGTTGGTGTATGGTACGGATCCAGCTTTTGGTTTTGACACTATACATTCTTTTGTTTCTGACTCATGTCCCCCTATATTAGGCTGTACAGACTATGACTATTTAGAATATGATTACTACGCTGACGTAGATGATGGTAGTTGTGTTACGTTAAAAGTATATGGGTGTACCGATGTTACTATGTATAATTTTGATGCTTTAGCTAACACAATGGATTTAGTAGACACTTGTGAGTTCACTCTTGTGTTACATGATCTTATGGGTAACGGTTGGGTTGGATCTACTTTGGAATTATTTACTCCTGATACAACGTATACTTTTACTCACACTGGTGGGTTTACTGATATTTATCAAGTAGGTATAACTGCACCTGATCCTATTGGTTTTGTATTTAACATAGATCCTTTAGCACAAGCAACAACTATAGAATGTGGGTTTACTTTAATTAATCCAGATGGAGATACTCTGATTAGTGTAATGCCTCCTTTCATTACACCAAGTTTAACTTATCCTGTAATAACAAACTGTGGTAATGAATGTATAGAGATGGTTTATGGATGTACATTCCCTAATGCAATTAATTATGACCCATTAGCTAACACGGATGATGTTAGTTGTTATTATACTCCAGGATGTACTAATCCAGTATACTTAGAGTATAACTCGAACTACGATTATGACGATGGCTCCTGCAGTACCTTGGTTGTTTTAGGGTGTATGGATTCTACGGCGTTTAATTATGTTGACACAGCGAACACGGAACTTCCTAACTCTTGTATAGCGATAGTCGAAGGGTGTATGCAGGCTTTAGCCTTCAACTACAACCCTAACGCTAATGTTTCAGACACGTGTATAGCAGTTATATACGGATGCATGAGCTCAATAGCTATAAACTATGATTCTCTAGCTAACATAGATGATGGTAGCTGCATTGGAATTATATATGGATGTATTGATACCTCGGCTTTTAATTATGATCCCATGGCTAACACGGGGGACAATAGCTGTATACCGTTTATATATGGATGTATAAACCCGTCGCAATTCAACTATAACCCACTAGCCAACACAAATGATGGAACCTGCATACCATATATTTACGGGTGTACTGACTCTACAATGTTTAACTATAATCCACTAGCAAATGCTGACAATAATAGCTGTACTCCTTATGTATTCGGTTGTACGGACCCTTCTATGCTTAATTACAATCCCTTGTCGAACACAGAGGATTTTACTTGCATTGAATTTTTATACGGCTGTATGGAGGTCTTGGCTCTCAACTATGACTCGTTGGCTAACACGGATAACGAATCGTGTATCGCTATCATTGAGGGTTGCATGGATCTTAATGCCTATAACTATCTTCTTGAGGCCAACGTTAGTGACAATAACTGTCTTTACGCTTCTGGCTGTGCTACTGGCCCTGGCATCCCTTATTGGTTAAATGATCCTTGCTACGCTTGGGTTATTAGCGTTGATAGCTATTGCTGCGATAACGAGTGGGATGAAGTATGTCAATTAACCTACAACTACTGCGATGGAACATACATCGGAGATATACCAGCTAGAAGAGCTGCTACCAAAAAACTAGTGGCAATAACAGACTTACTAGGTAGACCTTCTAAAGAAGGTAATAACAAGCTACTGTTCTACATATATGATGATGGAACGGTTGAAAAGAAAATAAAACTAAACAATTAATTAAAAAAGTAAAAACATGGCAACAACAACAGCAACATTCACGCTATCTAGCCCTGACTTAGTATCCACTCCTATATCGTTGTCATCAACAGCAACTCTTTATGATGCTGGTACAACTACAGGTGTAACACAGGTGAAGATGGGTAGAAATGAAATACCTTTAGGTTCTCCAACAAACTTTGACCTTCTTGACGCTACGGCGGCTCACGCAAACAAAGCTAATAAATTTTATATCGCTAACAAAGCTACTAATGACGATCACTATGTGGTTGTTACAATAGGAGCACAAGTAATAGGTAGGTTATATGCAGGTGACTGGATGTACATGCCTTGGGAAGCAGCGGCAGATACTCAAGATATAGAAGTTCAAGCTTTTGTAGCAGCACAAGTGATAGAATGGGTGGTTTTCCACGAGGGAGAAACATTGAATGCAGCATCGTAATAACATTAAATAAATAAAAAAACATGGCAACAACAACAGCAAGTATAACGTTATCGAGCTCAGACATAATGGACAACTCGTTATCTATATCAAACACAGCAACTCTTACTAAAGCCGGAACAGCTACTGGTCTTCCAGACACTACGAGTTTAAGACAAAAAAGAATAGCATCTAATGTTAAGCAGAACCTACTGTTAGTAGACGAAACAGAGGCTACAGCTTTAAAAGCAAACAAGGTTTACATTAAAAACACTGGAACCTCTACAGCGAAGTACGGTACAGTAGGTATAACTAGTGGTGATAATGACGTTGAGATTAAATTAGGTAGATTATATGGAGGTGATTGGATGTTTATTCCATGGAACGCAGTGCGCGGAGCAAAGGAGGTTTTTGAACTAACAGCTTCTGGTAGTTGGGCTACTAACAACAC